CTTCCCAAGAGACACACACATCGGTACGCGTTGACCTGAACTGGACATTCTTCACGAAGCATTGCCCGGAATGGCTGGATGACATTCTCGTCATTCCCGACAATGCGTCTCCACCATTGGCCGTGACCCAGGTCCACCCGAAAGCGGTCGGGACGTACGGCCCCGAGGCGTGCGAGTGGATCGAGCGGGAACTCAAGCGCGAACTGCCCAGGGGGCTGCGCTGGTGGCAGCGGTACGCGATCTACCGGCAGCTCGAGCACGACCAGGAGGGCCTCCTGGTGTGGAAGACGGTCCTCGAATCGACCCCGCGTCGCTGCGGGAAGTCGGTACGGCTGCGAGCCATGGCGCTATTCAGGATCAGTCATCCGGAGATGTTCGGGAATGAACCGCAGATCGTCCTGCACACCGGCCGTGACGTGGCCGTGGTCCGCGAGATCCACCGCAAGGCATGGCGGTGGGCCACGGAGCGGGGCCCGGACGGCTGGAAGGTCTCCAAGGGTGTCGGCCAGGAGGAAGTCATCAACGACGAGGTCCACCGCTGGCTGGTCCGCTCGACCGGATCCGTCTACGGCTACGACATCTGTATGGGAATGGTCGACGAGGCATGGGACGTCGACCCGGAGGTCTTCACCGACGGCCTTGAACCCTCCACCCTGGAGCGGATCTCGCCCCAGTCCATCCTGACCAGCACCTCGCACCGCCGCGCCACGTCGCTGATGCGAACGAAGATCTCGGGCGCCCTCGCCGCCGACGACGGGAAGACCCTGCTCCTGCTCTGGGGTGCGCCTGGCGGCTCCGACGAGTCCGACCTCCAGGTCTGGCGCTCGGCCTCACCGCACTGGTCGAGCGACCGGGAGGAGATGCTCCAAGACAAGTGGGCGGCCGCGGTGCGCGGTGAGGTGGACCTGGAGTTCGACGACCAGGACCCGATGGCCAGCTTCCGCTCGCAGTACCTGAACGTCTGGCTGCTGCGCGACATCGAGCGCCCGCCACCAGGAACCCCGGTCGTCACCGAGGACGACTGGGAGCTGATCGAGCTCCCCGCCGTGCCGCCCGGTGCACCGAACACCGTGGCCGTCGAGGGCTGGTACTCCGACGGCGTCTCCGTCCTGGCCGCGTGGAACCGCGGAGGGATGATCGTCGTCACCTCGACCAGCCATCCCACGGCCGCCGACGCCGCAGCAGCGGCGGCCTCCTACGCGTCGAAGTCCCCGGTCCAGGTCGGGAAGTCCCTGCTCGCCGTCGAGCCCGCCCTCAGCGCGCTGTGGCACGAGCCGGCGCAGGGAACCACCCAAGCAGCGGTGAAGGAGCTCGGCCGGCTGATCTCCGAAGGTGCCCTCCGGCACGCCGGCGCCGACGAACTCACCGACCAGGTGATGGCCCTACGGGTCCAGCCCAGCTCCGACGGCCCCCGCCTGGTCTCCAAGCACCGCGCCGACGCCGTCAAGGCCCTGGTCTGGGCCGTCGCCTCGGCCAAGGAGGTCCAGGAGGTACCGGCCGTGTTCTGACACGGCCTGCCGCCTCCACTGTCTTGTCGGAGGCTGCGTGTACGGTGAAAGTCGGCCGAGCGTCCGGTCTCCCCTTTGTCGTTCCACGGGAGGTCCCTGATGGCGCGCCGGTCACCGCTCGAGTGGTTCCTCGGACGCCCCCCACGGCTTGAGCCCGAGCAGCGCGCCGTCTGGGACCGCTTCACCGGCGACATGAGCGTCGCCGGCGCGGAAGGTGCGCACTACTTCGGGGCGGACACCTGGCCCGCCGTCCTGAACGGCCCCGGCGGCGCGACCCCCGAGCGGCTGCCGGTCACCACGAGGGCGACGAACCTGATCGTCGGACCACTGACCGCGGCTCCGTACCGGCTGGAGGACGCGCTCACGCACGAACTGCTGCCCACTCCACGCTGGCTGGCCGACCCGATGCTCCTTCGCCCCGACGCACGCCTCGTCGACGGACTCGCGGCGTTCCCGCACACCAAGCGCCTCACCCGCTCCGGGTTCTTCCGCGAGGTGATCCGGTCCTGCATCTGGTACGGCCGCGGTGCCTTCGTCTTCAACCCCTCGACCACCGGGGAGCCGATCGCCGGGACGATGCGCCAGGTCCACCCCGGCGCCCTGTCGATCAACCCGGACGGCAACTGGGTGCTCGGTGTCGGCAACGAGAGCGTCGAGTTCAACCGCGAAGGCAGCGCCTTTATCGGCCCGGCCGAGACCGAGTACCGGATCTGCGTGATGCGCAACCCGCTCTCGCCGGTGGCCGAGGACGGATCGGTGCTCGGGGTGTTCGGGCTGTCCCCCTCCGCGTTCGACATGGCCGCTTCGATCGACACGTACACCTCCGGGACCTTCCGCTCCGGCGTACCCGCCGGCTACCTGCAGGTGACCACGCCCGGCCTGACCCAGCCCCAGGCCGACGAGATGAAGGCGAAGTGGCTGGCCGCGCACGGCGGGGACCGGCGCTCGATCGCGGTGCTCAACGCGACGACTGAGTTCAAGGCGATCAGCTTCTCCCCGGTGGACGCCGAGGCGGTCGCGATCAAGCGGATGGGCATCGGGGATGTCGCCATGGCGTTCGGCCTGCCGCCGGAGGTGCTCGGCGTCAGCCTCTCGAACTCCTCCACGTACGTAAACGTGTCCGACACCTGGGACCGGCTGCGGGCGTTCGGTCTGTCCGCGTGGATCAGCGAGGTTGAGGACGCACTCTCCGCCCTGGCACCGCTGTCGCAGGTCGTCCAGGTCGACCTCGCCGCGTTCCAAAAGGACCCGATCGCGCCTGTCGTCGAGTCCGTCTCACAGCACCCCCTTCAGTCTGTGCCCGCCCAGGAAGGAGCCGCGTGATGGTCCGCGCACCAGCACCCAGGAAGCGGCGGAGCCACGTCCCGGCTCCCGCCCCGAAGAAGGCCGCCGAGAAGAAGGCCGCCGAGAAGAAGCCGGAAACCAAGAAGTGAGCGCCGTCCTCGAACTCCCGAAGCGCTTCGAGGTCGTCCAGTGGCGCTCGGTCGAGACCGTCGACATCGACGATGGAAACGGTGAAGTGCGGATGCGCATGGTCCCCTACGCCCGGGAGGCCCGGCTCGGAGTGAACCTGTTCGAGACCTTCGAGCGCGGAGCCTTCGCGGCCGCAGTCGCCGCGCCGGCCCGCTGCAAGATGTGGTCGGAGCACAACGGGCCCCTCGTGGGCCACGCCCGGCAGGTCGAGGACCTTCCCGATGGGTGCTACGCCACGATGAAGTTCGCCTCCACGGGCCCGGCCCAAGAGGCGCGGACGCTCGTCCTCGAGCGGTTCGTCGACGAGGTCAGCGTGGAGTTCCGCGCCATCAAGGAGTCGATGAAGGTCCGCCGGGCGCCGGACGGGCTCCACGTCACTCACTCCCGAGGGCACCTCCTCGGCGCGGCCCTGGTGGCTCACGGGGTCTACGGCGACGTCGGATCTCTCGTGCTGTCGGTCCGTGACCAGAACGCCGACAAGAGCCACGACGAACGACTCGCGAGGCTCCGCTCCCTCACCCACTGAGTCCAGCGCGCTACATTCATCACGCGGTTATGGTCTTGCCCCCCGCCGAGGTCAGCCCGGTTAGCCCGGTTCGCCCGGTCCCCCGGTACCCCTCACAGCGGTTTTCGGACCTCCCCCGCTCGGATGTGCATTCCCCATCACGAGCGTCTTGGAGGCGCGATCACCATGACCGTTAAGAACCCGATTCTGGAGCAGCTCGAGCAGCTCCGCTCCGCCCGTGACACCGCCCGCGACGCGGCCATCGCAATGGCCGCGGACGAGACCTTCGACGCGGAGGACCAGTCCTTCAAGGACCTGGAGGCCCGCGCCACCGGCCTGGACACCCAGATCGGTCGGCTCGCCGGTCTCCTCGAAGCGCAGAAGTCGGCCGACGCGCTGGACGGCCGGCTCTCCCGCAGCCCGCAGGTTCCCGAGCAGCGCTCCGAGGCCCCTCAGTCCTGGGGCGAGCAGTTCATCAACTCGGACGTCTTCAAGGAGTTCGGCGACCGCAGCCTCCGCGGCACTTCGGGGAAGTTCGAGGTCGAACAGCGTGCGCTTCCGCACAGCCTGGTCTCGATGGACGCGGCGCTGCCGGCGAACCCGATCTACAACCTGACGCCGACGCCTCTGCCTCCGATGCTGATCC